CTTTGGTTGCTCCACAGTTGTCTAGTGCAACACTTTTTACCCCAGCGGCATATGCGGCAGTTGTTGCTGGTGTAGTGCTTGGTGGATTAATTGATTTACTGTAACTTACTTCTGGTAATATAATTTCAAAACTTAGTAGACTGCCAAATGTTTGTGCTAGGAAGCCTTCAATAACTCCAGCTTCTCTGTCTGTTACTGTTGGATATTTTACTTGCCAACTATAAAATGTATGTCCTTGTCCAACACGTCTTGTCTTGCCTGAAAATGTTTCAGTTGCTAATGTTGGGGTGTTAGTTGAAATACTCACAGCATTAAAACTTGTTGATGTTGGATATTGACTTGATATATCAGCCATTAGTATCTACTCCTCTGTCCGCTTTCTAACATAGCGTCTGAGATAACCTGTTGGATAACACCTCGTCTGCTAACCAATAGTTCGTCAAAACCTTGTGTGTCTACGGCTTGTATATTAAAGTTGATGTTTGTTACTCCGCCCTGGCCGTCCATTCTATCTACTCTACCACTAATGTTTGGAGTAAAGATCTCAGGACCTGTTTCGCCAACTAAGAAACTTCTACCTTCTTGCACTGGTCCACCTAGTTGTCTACCACTGTACTGTTGTGATTTAATAGCACTAACTTGTGCCATACCAGCCGCAACTGCCGCCGCAACATATAAGAATGATATTGGTGGTCCTGGAGGAAATGCAAGTGCTTTGGTTGCCGCACTATAAGTTGAAATCAATGCTTGTGCAATTTGTAATTTCTTATAGGCTTCAAATGCTTTTTTGTTTTGTCCTGCCATTGATCCTAAGATGTTACCAAACGCACTTAGAGTTCCTTGTGCCGCTTGTACACCACCTTGTTGAATCATATGTACAGCATCCATCTGTCTCATAACAGCGTCTGTAATTTCTGAATTTGTAACACCTGCAATTTCAAGTTGCTCTTTAGCCAAGTCTTTTTTGATGCCTAACATCTTTTGACTGTGCTCGTATTCCATTCTTTGGAGTGTGCTTTGATATTGTTTTTCATCAATAAGATTTCTTGTTCTTAATTCTTCAATACCAGCAAGTGCATCAGCATAATTCTTCTGTTGAGCAAATGCAGGATCTAATCTGTTAACTGCTCCAATGCCTGCTTGTGCTTGTTCTAAATCTGTGCTTTGTTTACGGAATGCCGCATATTCTTTGTCAAGTGCTAAACTTTCTCTACGTTTTTGAATACTTAATTCTTGTTGTAAGATAGCTCTGCCGTATGCTTTAGCTTCTGCGTCTGTTGCTTCTGTGTTTGCTTCTCTAAACTTAATTTCAGCGGAAAGTGCTTTGATGTGTGCTTGTCTTACGCCTTCAGTTTCAGTTAACAAACTTGCTTCTAACTTTAAAGCAGATTCTGTATCAGCAAGAGATTTCATTTGTTTTTCTGTGTACTCTGTTAATACTGCTAGTCTGTTTCTTTCTGACGCCGCATCTTGGTCTTTTGCCGCTTTGGCTCTTACTAGTGCGGCCGCTTCATCGCTTAGTACTTCTGTTTTTTCGTGTCCTGCGGCAATATACTCATCTGTGCGTTTTCTTAGACCTTCTAGGTAAGTGCTGTATGAAAATACATTCTTGCCTGCTTCTGTTACTAATTTGCTACCTTTAGCAAGAACACCGTTAAGACCTGTAAAGTCACCAACTGCGTCTAACGCCCCGCCACCTAGTTTAGCAATCTCACCTGTAAGTTCTGAAATCTTTGTACCAGCATCACTAACAAAGGTATCAATTGAGTCGCCCATACTTGTGCCAAACACCCAGTCCCACGCTTTTGCTAATCCATATGCCGCACCTGCTACTGCCGCTGTTATTAATACTACTTTGCCAAATGCTATTGCCATAGCACCCATTGCTGTTCTAATCAATCCACCAATAATAAATTTAGCAAGTCCTCTAAATGCTGTAAGTAATCCTACAACGGCTGGTACTGCTACACTTATAATCATTGATGCTATACCAAAGAAGAACTTAGCAACACCAATACCTATTAGTGCGCCAAATGTGTAAAGTACAAGATCTAAATTGTTTAATAAGAATATAAAAGCATCGCCTGCGGCCATAGTAGCCATTGTCAAACCTCTTGATATATTTTCAATTAGTTTGTCATTTTCACTTATGAAATCTGTTACTTTGTTTATAGTGTCTGCTAGAGCAAGTCCAAACCCTCCATCACCAAGTGCGGCACTTGCTTCAAATACTGCACCACGGAAGTTTGACATTGCCAATGTTAAAGGACCAACCGTCACATTGCCAAAACGTCCACCTTCTTCACCAAGTGCTCTAAGCTGATCTACAAGTGCTTTGGCTGACGTTGCTACTGCTACTTGGTCTTCACCAATCCTTGCTGTAAACTTGCCATTTTGATTTGTTACTTTAATACCAAATTCTTTTAAACGTTCAAACTCACCTGTAAGTGCGTCTGCTACTGCTTCACCTAACTGTGTAATTGATTTACTGTTAGCCGCCGCAATGTTTGAGAACGCTTTCATTGACTTATTTGATGTATCTAAACCAAAACGTTGGAAGATAACAAATGCTTCTGTAAGTTGGTTAACGTCTTGTGGTAGTTCTCTTGCTAATTTACTTAATCTTGCGATTTCAGTGTTAGCCATTTGTTGACTGCCAAGGTAGGTTGTAAGTTGGGTTCTAAACCCTTCCATTGCTGTTGTGGCACTTACTATGCCGCCAATTGCCCTGCCAGTTCCAAATGCAATCAAAGCGGCTCCTGCCGCTCTTAATGCTGTAGTAACTCTTCCGCCTGTTGCTTCAATGCCTTGTAAACTTTTGCGACTGGCTTTAGAATTACGATTTACGTTTTTAAGACCGCGATTAACTCCAGACAAGGCACGATCAAGTTGACGTGTATCACCTCTAAAACGTACTGTTACATCACTCATCTATCATCTCCTTGCCTTGGCGCTGTTCATCGCTTTTTTCTCTTGTTCAGCTTCGTATTTGTAAAATGCAACCCATCCTACAAACTCTGCTGTGGTCATTTCCATAACCTCTTTGACTGTGCGACCCAAATCCTTTGCCAACCTATACATAAACAAAAGGTCAGGATCGCTTCTTAGTTTTTTTCAACAATCTCCAGATTGCTGTCTAACTGTGTATTCATTTCACCACATATTCTAATAACAACACTTGGGTCAACTTCATTCATAAAAGTTGCTTTGTCGTGTGTATTAAACATCTTTTTACCATCTTCTTTGCGAGCCTTAACAATAAGTGTTTCAACTAGTGCTTCTACAGTCTTGCCTTGTTGTGCAAGATTAAGAAGTCTTGATTCTTCGTTTAGCGTATTAGAAGACTTAAAATAAATCTTCGCATTGTCCCATTCAGGTACAATGATGTGCGCCATTTCTCCGCTAATCTTTGTTCTAAAATGAGCGGATGCTGTTTCAATTACAGACTTTGGTTTTGTTTCGTTTGTCATAAACTTTTTATCCTTGAGTTAGCACGCCTAGTGGCCGCCCCTGATATTCCCTTTGGCGCTTGTTTTGAATAGCCCTCTTCTAATCTACCTATGTAAGGTACATTGTTTGAAACATCAAAGCCTTGGCGATTAACAGTCTTCTTCCAGTTTCTTCGTGCTCTACCTGATTTAATAGGTGTAGCTTTTCGTGCTTCTTCCTCGTAGATAGAAGCAACTTGTGCAACATTTTGTGTTACACTTTTACCAAGAAACCTTAGAGTTTCGTTAATGCCAAGGACTTCAACTTTCATTAGTTTACCTTTCTTACGTGTTAGCGTAAGCAAGTGCTCCACTACCTTGATACGAGATAGATGCTTCCATCATTCCGTCCATAGATGAGTTAAGTGTAAACCCTGTGATGATCACGTCTCCACTAAACTTAGTGCCTGAGTGGTTAGTTTCATCTGGGAACAATTCAATATTATAAGGTGAAGTTCCAACTGCTTCTAGTGTAGGGTTAAATCCTGCAAGATCTGTCCCACTGTTAGCGACTGGAAAAACATCTCCATCGTAGTAAATTTCAGCGGTACCTGAAAAAGAACTAAGTCCTTTTACGTAGGTTCTGCTGTCCACTCCCATAGTGGTTGTTTCAATTGTATCTGATGTAATTTCAAGTGAAAATGAACGTACACTGGCAATGCTTGTTAGCGTGCCTGACGCATCATCAATCTTAACTACACCATTGTTTCCAGTAATAATGCTTGATAAAGCCATAATTATTCTCCTTGGTTTCTGGTTACGTTAAAAGACGCTTTTTTGTCCGTGGGCGTCATGTCCACTTGTTCACTGATCTCTTTTTTGATTTCAGTAAATTCCTTTTTAGGTGCTTTGACTTCTGCTTTGACTTCTACTTTAGCGTCTAAAAACTTAGTCCAACCTGCCTGTTCGTACATGTCAACTAAGGAGTGATCTGTCACTTCCTTAACTGAATTATTTTTTCTCATTTTTATCATAGTTTTCTCCTTTTATGCTGAGCCTCTTTGGAAGTAATATGTAACTTCAAAGTTAATTACAATTTCAGCCAGAGGAGCCAACCTTTCTATTACTTCTACACCTGTTACCATTGAGTTTTGAACTTGTCCAGACGTTTTGCCTCTGTATCTGTCGCTGTCTAACTGTTCTTCAATGGCTTCAATTAGTTGATTTCGTTTTTTGTCCAACTCAGTGCCTCTTATGAAGCCTCTCAATTGAAATATGATTGTCCCACGACGAACGCCATTAGCGCCCATGGTTTCTGTGTCACGCTCTTCAGAGCCTGTTGATATTAGTATTGCGGGGAATTGTGTTATTGCTAGTTTTTCAACTTCAAATGGTTCTCTTGTAACCAGCACAGGACGTGGGTCACGGATGTCTTTGAGAACTTCTAATAGATTTTCTGCAATGTTGTTGCGTAAACTCATTTGTTATCCTTACCTTTTTAGGCGAAGATGATGAGTTGCTACTTTTTCGTTGTCTGTAATTGTTCCAGAACTGTCCAAGTCATACTCTACACCGTCTCGTAATACTAAATCTAATTCACGTTCGTACTCTGCTCTGTAGTGTTCCATCTTTCTTTCAAAGACGTCTACATCAGGCTCAAAGCGTGATAGTTTTGGATAGATATGGTACCCCAATGCTTGATAGACACAGGCGCGGGTCAGTTGACTTGCTGTAAATAGATCTTCGTCTGGCTCCATTGCACCGCCTGCCACGTACTTTACATCATAAAGTCCATGTTGCTGTGTGGGCCACCAACGAATGCGTAAGTCACGAAACACATCTGATTGTGCTTTAGTGATATCGCCGTCAAAGTCTGAAATTCCGTAAT